GGGCGAACTTACACCCGATCCACAGCGTAATGGTCGCCTTTCGTGATCAGGAGCCATCCCGTGAAGCAGCTAGAAAAGCTTCAGAAGATGGTGAGAGTGCAACGATTGACCTTAGTTCGGCATCCGACCGGATGTCCCTTTGGGCGGTCGAATCACTCTTTCATGGAAGGCAGGATCTTCTGAGACTCCTTCTCACCTTGCGTAGCAACTGTGTCTACGACAAGCATGTGTTGAAGGGTACCCAGGAGATTCGGAAGTTTGCCCCTCAAGGCAACGCCACGACGTTCCCCGTGCAGACCTTACTGTACGCGAATGTAGCTCTCGCTGCATATCTTGTACAGAGGAACCTCGACAAGAGGTTCTGGTCTCTTTCTACACAGAGACTAAAGAGGGACGCACGTAAGATCAGGATCTTCGGGGACGACATGATTGTCCCCGTAGATGTAGTACCACTTATGAGCCTGCTCCTGGACCATCTTGGTCTAAGGATAAACTCAAAGAAGACCCACGTGAGTGGATTCTTCCGAGAGAGCTGTGGGATGGATGCTTACCGTGGCTTCGATGTCACGCCAGCATACATTTCGCACGAGGCTCCGCGCTCCGAGAAAGGGCTCTCAGCTTGGGTAGAAATATCCAATAATTGCCACGTGAGGGGCCATTGGCACCTTGCAGCTTGGATGGCGGATCAAGTACCGGCTAAGATAGCGGTGCTTGTTCCTATTTCAAGTGAGAGTCTCGGAGTGACTGCGCTCAAGACGTTTTCTCGCGGCACATGTTCCCATATCCGGATGAGGTACTCTAAGAGCCTCTACCGGTGGGAAGTTAAAGGACTAACCCAGTCCGTTAACGCCGAGGTCAACAAGCGCAAAGGCCATCTTGACCTCCTCCAATACTTTCTGGAGGAGCCCAGCATACTTACTCGCTGGGAGGCTGGTCAAGAGGTGGTATGCAAGCCTTACGTTAAGGTTGCATGGGTAGACGCGAGGGTCGAGAGACCTGAGGCTCAATAGCA